CAAGAATATCAGTGTTCTTGTTACTCATGTTCCACTTGTATCAGAAAAAGCGTGTTTTTTGCAATCCTGGAATTTTCAGGTTTTGTCGTTTTTGTCCCATACTGTATCTAGAAGTGTAACAAGTGTAACAAAAAACCTCAGAAGTGTAACAAGCCAACTCTTGGATATCTGCCTATTACAGAGCATTTGTTCCATTTGTCACACTTGTTACACCGTAGCCGAAACTTTTTTTAAAAAATTTTTTTCAGCAAAACACTGTATAGGTGGAACATCTGTCACAAACGCCTTGACCTGTTGCATAGAATCCCATAGAGTAATAACAAGTGAAACACAAGTCATAGGAGGACTATCATGTTTCAAGTTATTGAGATTCAAGGTGCGAGAATCGAGGTTCACGACCAGCGCATCGAATACTCACAGGCCTGCGAAGAGTGCTGCGGTCATGGGTTTCAGCCCACGGAGTTTATGACCCTGGAATCTTGTTCCGAGTGTCATGGTTCGGGTTTCAAGTTTCATCGTGTAGTGGAGGTAAAAGATGGGAACTAGAGCGGTTTATATTTTTGAGGACGCACATGGTGAGGTTGCGGTTTACAAGCATTATGACAACTACCCACAGGGTGCGGTTGATTTCATAGAGGAAGCCAAGGCGTATGCGTGGGGTCTTCCTCGGTTTGAGGCGGATGAGTTTGCGGCGGCGTTTGTTGCGGCGAACAAGAATCCGAAGGGCGGCGAGGTTCGTCTCGTGGGTAACAGTTACAAGGATCGTGATGCGATGATCGAAGATTATGGATGGAATGATTATTACTATGTCATTTCATATGAGCCGCATCACAAGGATTTGTGGATTGAGATTTGGGAACGCCGTGACGAGTGGGTCAAGATTGACGAACTTTCACACGCACAGATGAAGGAGAAGTATCGTGAACGTGCTATCGCTGTTTGATGGAATGTCATGTGGGAGACTCGCCCTTGAGAGGGCGGGTTTTCCAGTCCACAACTATTTTGCATCTGAGATCGACAAGTGGGCGATCAAGGTTGCCAAGGAAAATTTTCCTGACACGGTGCATCTTGGTGATGTGACACAAGTCATGGACAATGGGCAGGGTGAGTTGGTCGTGCCGCATCTGGGTCATCACAAGATTGACCTGTTGATCGGCGGCTCACCATGTCAGGGGTTTTCGTTTGCTGGCAAACAGCTGAACTTTGACGATCCTCGAAGCAAGTTGTTTTTTGAATATGTTCGGTTGTATGAGGCGTTGAAGCCGCGTTACTTCTTGTTGGAGAATGTGAACATGAAGCAGGAATATCAGGATGTGATTTCTGACCTGCTGGGCGTGAAGCCAATTCGCATCAACTCCAACCTAGTGTCGGCGCAGAATCGTGACCGCCTGTATTGGACGAACATTCCTGTCCGCTCTATGCCTGAGAACAAGCATATCTTTTTGAAGGACATCTTGGAGGATGGGTTCACGGATCGGGACAAGGCGCATTGCATTGATGCGAACTATTTCAAGGGCGGCAATCTCAAGTCATATTTTGAGAAAAATCGTCGGCAGTTGATTTTCGATTTCACTGAGGGCAATGGCTCTGGTTTGATTTTGGCTGGCGAAGCTGACCTCAAGGGGCACGGCTACAATCGCAGGGTTTATCATCCAGATGGCAAAGCCCCAAGTTTGTGTGCGGCATCGGGCGGGAATCTTGAGCCTAAGATTCTTCAAGTGCCGAGGGGCAAGAACCAAGGCGGCATCAAAGCGAAGGATGGCAAGACTCCAGCCATGAGCGGTTCGTCATGGGAGCAAAACAATTTTGTCGTGTTCGCTGGCTCGTTTCGTGGGCGGTATCGGGTTGATGGTGTTCGTCAAGACCACAAGATGCAAGTCGCAGGGTTGGCGGAACAGGAGTTGGAGATTCGTGAGGATGGCAAGACCAATTCGCTGACCACGGTTCAGAAGGATAATGTCGCCGTTCATGTCGAAGATTTGAAGTGGCGCAAGCTCACGCCTGTTGAATGTGAGCGTTTGCAAACCGTGCCAGACGGATACACGGATTGCGTATCCAACACCCAGCGTTATCGGATGTTGGGCAACGGCTGGACAGTCGATGTCATTTGTCATCTACTGAAAGAGATGGAGGTGGCAACATGATTTCACACATCACAAAATGCGACATGTGTGACGCAAAGGCGGATGCGAAGGACGGAAACGAGTTTCTTTGCACAAAACATTGGTTTCAACGCTACGGAGGTAGAAATGGGAAAAGTCAAAGCATGGCTCATGGATATGCAGGAAGACGCACTGGACATGAAGCGAGATGCGTGGATCGCAAAACATGGCGCGAGCAACGCGGATGTTTTCGATGAGGTTCAGGAAAACCCAGACGGATGCTGGGCTGAGAATGTTGGGTCAGTGACCGCAGCAGAATCCAAAAGGTTTAGGGAGGCGATGGATGAGTGATGCATTGAAAAAGCATCGTGAAGCGATAGCCCCATTCCTGGAATATCAGCGCAAAATTGCCGAGCAGTTCCATAAAGCACAGCTGGATGCAGGCCTAGTCCTGTGCCCAGAATGTGGCGGCGAGGGCGAGGTGGAATATGATCGCTATGTCGTTGACTGGGATCATGGCGGCTATATCGATGGCTACATGGGCACCTGTGATTGCTGCGATGGCGAAGGTTATGTGGAGGGTGACGAATAATGCTGTGCCCTAAATGCAAAAGCAAAACTGCTGTCAAGGACAGTCGGTTCAAGCAAGGATCGACTGTCAGACGCAGGTCGTGCGACTCGTGTTCACATAGGTTCACGACTCGTGAAGTTATCCAAAAGGAAGTTCACAAACCTGTGAAGCCGAAGCCAGCACCGAAACCCAAGAAACGGAAGCTCACGCCTCGCCCTCCCAAGGTAGCAAGGTTCGAGGATTTAGATTTTGATGCCATGACGGATGAAGAGATTGAGGCGGCACTTGATGACTACTGATAAGGAATTTCTTATTGCACAAGAATTTATTGTCTACGGCACTCACTATTATACGGTGACCGCGAAGACCATGGGCGAGGCGATTGTAATGATTGAGCATGACCCAGATCTGTTGCCTCACGATAGTGAGGTCGCAGATTTCAAAGTCGTGAGCTACATAGAAGCGGATGACAATTATGATAGTTAAATTCTTAGCCGCCCTTCTTATCTGCTCTGGTTCGGTCTGCGAGTGGACATATGGTTCGGCGCATGACGAAGAATGGCAGTGTCTTTATGAGATTGCGGATTTGCGTCCGAGGTATTGGGAAAACAAAACCTTGAAATTCGTGGACTGCAAGCGCATAACAAGTTATAACCATGAGTAATGATAATAAAATATTTGATTTCACAATTACCTTGTATTCTAACAAGTGTAAGATAGTGAAAGAGGTGGTAGCGAAACCCACCGAGTTGGAGCGTGTGATTGATGCACTGGACGCAGAAGCCAGCATCCCCAGACGAGGGGACGGTCATCACGGATATTATATCGAAGTCGAAGTTAGGAGAAACAAACATGTCGGCAAAGACAAACGAAATGGTAATTCTGGTAAACGACTGCCTAAATCTGCTGCGGGGCAAGTCGGTAAGGTTCATTCTGGAGGACGGAGATCTCAGGATGATCGCAAACCTGGTGGAGATCGTGGATCAGCAAAAGCTCGTGTACGATCCAGTCGGGATGGTGTATCGAGAACCCCTGCCAGAAAAGAAAAAGGTCGGCAGGCCACGGAAGGAAAAGTAAATGGAAGCACAACGCGGAAGACCAAAGGTCGAAAAAAAGGCTGAGTTCCGAAATGTTGCCGTGCCCATGGATGTATATGAGATGATCCGTGAGTTATCGAAACAAGAGGACAGAACAATCGCACGGCAGTTGGCTGTTCTCATCAGAGAGTCGTATCAGACCGAGTTTGGAGGTAAGTCATGAATAAGCGCAATTATTTTGTGACTATTGTGTGGGGCAAGGATAACCCAGACAACAAAAACGACTACAATTTTGAAAGCGAAGCAGAACGGGAGGCGTTTATCGCTGGGGTATATGAGGCGAAGAACCGTCAGGGAATTGATGGGCTTGACCTGTCGGTTGCCCAATTGGGTTACTTTAATGTGAAAAGCGGAGAGGAGCGTTATGAAAAAAGAATCAAGGCGCAATCCGATAGCGCGACAGGTTCGTGAGCCGAGGTTCAGGAAGCGTGTCGTAAAATCCAAGAAGGTATATACAAGGAAGGGGCGGTCAATCCGCCCCTTTCATATCAGAAGAGCATCAGCTGTTCGGGCTGGCGCATGATCTCTTCGATGTCTTTGTGCATGATGTCGCCAAACTCAATCTCGCAGAAATTTCCACAATCTGGCATGACATACTTCTGACTCTGCCCAGACTTAGGATCAAGCTCGTCCAGATACACGCCCCGCAGGCATGAGTTGCCTACCAATCTTTCCGCTGCGGCCATCCGATCAAAGAACTCAGGGAAGTCTTTTCGGATCTTGTTCCAGTACCCCTTGCCGCCCTTCACGCATCCGATGCAGTTGTTGTTGCCGTAGCCGAGCTTGTACATCTCAGGCCTTTCGATGCCAGCCTGCTCGAGGTAGTACAGGCATTCGGGCTTGGTCAGCTTCTTGTCGATCAGGGGGAAGATCGGTTTCGCTGCGGGGTATTGCTCTTTGAACCGCACCGCCCGATTAACTTCCTTCTTGGAATACTCAAACCCGAAGACCTGCGCCTCGTAGTCCATCTCCCGTTCAATCCGTTCCCGAACCCGTTTCTTCAGCACCAGCGTACACCGCGCCCCACCAGGGCCGTTGACGTATTTGTCTTTCTCGATGCCTTCAAACTGATTGCTTTGCTTGTGTGACTGGGTGACCATGATCTCCCGCCCGTACCATTCCTCGCACTCCCGTAAGAATCTATCGTTGTCTGGGTGGGCGGTGTCGATGTGGAAGTAAACAGGCAGCACCCGATCCTTAC